ATGTTCAGCATGTCCTGCAGGCAGTTGCCATGTATAACAACCGTCACACCAATAGGCTCCTTTAGTTTTACTTTGAGTAAGCTCGTCTTTTTCTTCAAACATTAGTTCTCCAGCATCTTTACAGTCATCCCAAGCATATTTAATAGCATAAATAACTACACCTATTGGTAAGACGATAAAGAATAACGCATCAATAAAATGTATAGCATTCATAATTATCTCCAGAAGTTGTTGTTATTTAGTTTAAGCTCATCTATTTCCAGCTGAGCTTGTATAGCTAACGTGTCAATAGCTCTTTGGTGTCGTTCAAGCTGTCCTTTTGCTCTAGCTTCAGAGTAGATGATTTCGTACTCAGCCCAAGCTCCTTTCCACACTTCTTTAATCTCTTCTTTAGCTTCGACTAGTGTCTCTTTATAAGTTTGTCCCATGACGTGCCTCCAATTTTAAGATTAAGGTATATGTCTGAAAGTTAAACTGATTCTACGATGGGCAGAAGGTAACTTTAATGATGGTTTACTAACTGAATGTTTATAATCATTCTGGAAGTTACCTTCAGGCATTAAATAGAAACTTCCATTTGTTAACTCAATTCGAAGAGGTTCTTCGCTACGATCTTTACGCTCTATAGTAGCGATAGCTGTACCTCCTAAACTAATAGTTGCTACAGCACCTACAGATCCATTGTTATACATGAAGATAGGTTCATCATCGGAATGTGGTGCTATGCCCTTATTAGTATATAAATTAACTAATAGACTATTGAAGTAACTCACTGTATAGCCTAATTGTTCTTCTAAATCTCTGGCGATATTTTGAAATAAGAAAGGCATCATTTGGGCATGATGCCTAACCCCTGTATAAGCATAATCTACTCCGCCATACCAAGTAGCTATGTGATTATAATAATTACGATTAGCTTTATTGTCATCTCCAACTGAGTCCCAAAGGCTATTAAAGTCTTGTAAAACAGGATGCTCTGTTAAATCTATAGATAAGTTATTATGATATTCTTGAAAATCTAATAGACTATAAGGCATTCTTCAATCTCCTTTTTAAAGTTTAAAGAACTATACTGTACTGAGGGCTCACGCCCCCAGTACAGCATTGAACTACAGTTACTTATGCATCTATTGCAATATTCGCAAGAGATTTAACCTTACGAACATTAACAGCAACATGCTCTAGAATAGCTTCAAGCATGCTTAACTCAAGTACTGTTTCTTTATCCCAACTGTTGATAAGTAGGAAGAATTCTCCCTTCGGATCGCCACCAACATATTGTTTACGCACTATAAGACCTCTACCCTGCTTCTTAGTAGGATCACCTTTAGCCGGTAAACTGTAGGTCATTACATAAGGACGATCTTTTAAAGCCAGAGTTTCTTCTTCTGTCTTTAACAACTGCTTCTGGATCTCCTCTGCATCAATATGTGCGATCAATCCACTTCTCAATTTAATAAACAGATCGCACTCTTGATCACCAATATTAAACAGTGCGTCTTCATGCTGAACTCCACCACCAGTATGAACTTTGAACTTACCATTACTGCTGTGTACTACGGTTTCGATGGTCATTGTTAAATCTCCTTAACAAATTAAATTACAGATAGATTCACTACCTGCTCACCCATTATGGGCACTTCTGAGCCTTTTTAATCCATACTCAGGGATCAAATCACACTTCTATTTTACTGTTTAGCATGAGCTGGATGATTAGCTCCTAGATGTGTGTCATACATACAATCAGCAATTATTTTCTTACGTTGCGGATTGTCTTCATTCTCCCAAACTACTTTCTTGGAAGATAACGAGATCAATACATTCATTTTCGGAATGTATCTTAACTCTGACCCGTTATGGTAAGCTTTTCTAGCATTACCATTCTTACAGAGGAAGTTAGTGAGAATAGCTATCCTATTCCCATCAGTAAGTCCCTCATAAACAGGTTTGTTCTTCTTATTAATAATAACCATTGAAGCTAAGGCACTATCCCAAGTTGTGTCGGGATTGTTCTCAACAGTTACCGTATAAATTACACCAGTCTGCTTATACATGACTGGCAAAGTTGTAAGCTTTAAAGTAGACATAAACTTTCTCCTTAAATTAAGATAATAAAGATACAAAACCCAGTAGAGTTAAGTATCAGCAGGAAGGTGTTTCCCGCCCCTTGAAGAGGTTTAAGGTTTTAAAAAGGTAAACAAAGGGAAGGAAGGACTTCTTTCTCTCTTTGCACTCTCTTACTGTGTGATGTGTGACTAAAAAAAATGCCCAGACACCCCGAAGGATGCCTGGGACTTAGGATTACTGTTAGCTATTGAATGCCTTAATTTCGGCTTTAATAGCTAGACCGATATCCTTTTCATCGGCTGGTAAAGATTCGATGTATTGATGTGCTTCTACACCGTCCTTTGTCCGTTCGATGAGTTCGTGCTTCTCAACCTTTGACTTACCGGTTCTAAGTACAGAACCAGTAAAGCTAGAAGCATCTCTTAGGTTTCTGAGTAGGTCTATTCCCAACTTAGTAGCAGTTGAGGTTAGACCAATTTGATTGTTTTCTTGTAATGTAGACATGTTTATCTCCTAGTTAAGTTATAAGCGGAAAGGACACTTGCCTTTCCTCCCTTGAGTTGGTTCTCTGTGTAAAGATCGTTTGATTTTATGGGCGGGGGGAGTGACTTCCGTCATGACCCCCAACCAGTTAGTACTGCACGTCTACCTAGAAATAAAATTTCTCTCGCGGGCCGCAGACCATCTTTTGGTCTCCCCCTCGTTCCGAGAACCCGAGGCCGGTAGGCCGTAGGGTTTGAGGGACGTTATATAAATAATATTATAATTAGTATAGCGGACGCTTCTTTCTTCTTAAGGACGAGTTAGGCCTTTAGATATAGTAAGTTACAAAAAGTTTAATGACGTATACGACATTTAACTGCCCTGTTTAATATACATATACGACATTAAACGAAGTTAAGTATTGCTATTTGTTATTTTTTAGGTAATATGCCTACTATGAAAATAAATAAGAAAGTTCATAAGCACAGAAACTTTGTTTATATAATAGAAAAAAAGAAGAATGGTAAGTGGGGGCTGGACTGGGACTTTGGGGCTTACTTGACTTATGAAGTAGCCGAACAGGTAATGAAGGACTTCGAGAGGTACAACAAACATCCAAAGGAGTATAGATTAACTATGTATATAAGTGAGAAGCCACACGATGAATAAAAGAAAAAGCCCGAACGCCCACCCCATATAGTGGACGAACGGGCTCCTCTTCTTCAGTAAGACTAAACAACAGCAGCATATAACAGAAAAGGAATAATAGTCAATGTTTAATAAATTTCAATTAGGTACTCACCCTGCGATCTTCTTAGCTAATAATAAGTTAAGTAGCGCATCAGCCTTAGTATTACTTAAAATGATGTATCATATTAATCGAGTAAATATGGTAGTAGGAACTCCGGAAAAGATATCTAAAATGGTAGGAATAACGTTAAGGGACTTTTCTGTAGGAATTAGAGCATTGAAAAAATGTGATTTAATTAGGAAATACACTAAGAAAGAGTATATGCTTAATCCAGATGTTATGTTTAATGGAAATGATAGACAGTATTTTATAGTTAAACACATGTGGGATACACAGACTAGTAAGGGACTTAGGACATGAGTAAGTACATAAATTTAGAAACGGCAGGTGAAGGTACCTTATCCAGGACAGCACATGCACTACTCTTGCCGTTAATCCTATTATCTAATGAAAACAATGAGATAGACAAAAAATCGTTTACTAAATTTGTAGGTTGGATAAATGATTACCGAACCTGGGAAAAGTATTGGGCGGAATTAGTCGATAACGGCGTTTTAATACAAGTAGATAAGGATATATGGATGGTATCCCCACATGATTGTTATACCGATGGGGTATCCCATTCCACATTAATTAATAAATGGAATGAGGTCCGTAATGCAATTAAGTAATTTAAGAGATACTGAAGTAACTGATATTGAAACAACAGATCATTTAACTAAAGAGCAACTATCCGGGGCCCTGCCTGATAAACGTTTTAGAAAATATTTAACTGATGATCTTGTTAATGTAATTAATGCTGAGCCTGATAGTGAATTAAGAAGAGTATTTAGAGACAATACATTAAGCTTCGCATCTGTGCTCTCATCTGGAAAATACTCATTAGCGGCTTATGTTAATGCTGTTAAATTTGTCTCTCTAAAACTACTAGGAGATAAGTCATCTACTGCTTATAGCAAGGTTTTTCCAGATAGATATCAGGCTTTAGTGGATAAAAGCACGTCTCCATCACAAATAGCTAGTTTTGCTGATAATTACGGGAAAACAGGATTAATTTCTAAAATTATGGAACAAACCCTGGTCCCTACTCATATCCTTAATGCGGGTATTTATCAAGACGCTATTAATGTACAAGCAGAGTTAATGCATACTGCTAAATCAGAAATGGTTAGGCAAAAAGCAGCTGAAACACTGATCAGTAACTTAACAGCCCCTATTGCTGCTAAAGTAGAAATTGATATTGGATACAGTAATGATTTAGTAGACGACCTACGTGCAACTACTAAAGCACTTGCTCAGCAACAACTAAAGATGATCTTAAATGGCCAGTCTAGTGCTAAAGAAATAGCGCATAGTGAAATATTGGCCAGAAAGGTTAACACGCCTGTTGAAACAACTTACGAGGTAATTGATGAGTAATACGTCCTTAATTAAAAAAACAGTAGATGAATGGCTTAATGACATCGATTATAGTGATGATCCTACTTATGTGCCTAGTGAATTTGCTTTGGAGTTTGTGTCATTTATTAAGTTAGTTAATGGCGAGAAAGGGGAAGAGAATAAAACTCCTATAATTCATTATAAAATGTTGGATAAAATAGCAGGTAAAAAGGAGAACACAGCTAATATGTGCGCGCGTGGATTGGCTAAAACAACTATCTTCGCTGAATATCTATTTCTGTATCTAGCTGTTTATGGAGGGATTCCGGGATTTGGAAAGGTAGATTACGCTTTATATCTTTCAGATAGTATTGAAAATGGTGTGAAGAAAATGCGTCTTCGTATAGAAAGGCGCTGTGAAAATAGTGAATTTTTAAAACGATATATCACTACTACCAGATTTACTGATATTAGGTGGTATTTTAAAAATGCTGAAGGAAAGGAATTTGTTGTTACTGGACATGGAGCAAAGACAGGTGTTCGTGGTACAGTTGAATTGAATACGAGACCGCAACTTGCAGTACTTGATGATCTATTAGGGGATGATGATGCTAGGTCCGCGACAATTATTGAGAATGTTGAAAACACGGTCTACTCGGCCATTGATTATGCGCTACATCCTAATAAGCGTAAAATTATATGGTCTGGGACTCCGTTCAATGCTAAAGACCCCCTATATAAAGCAATTGAATCAGGTGTTTGGCATGTTAACGTATACCCGGTTTGTGAAATGTTCCCGTGCTCGCGTGAAGAGTTTAAAGGCGCTTGGGAGGATCGATTTAGTTATGATTATGTAAATAATCAATATCTTAAATCTAAAGGAGCTGGACAATTAGATTCATTTAACCAGGAGTTAATGTTACGCATTACATCAGAGGAAGATCGATTAATTAAGGATTCAGATCTAATTTGGTATAAACGCAGTAACGTATTGAAAAATAAGGGTGCTTATAATTTTTATGTTACTACTGATTTTGCAACCAGTGATAAGGAGCATGCTGACTTTAGTGTAATTAATATATGGGCATACAATAATAATGGTGATTGGCTCTGGGTGGACGGTTATTGTAAGCGCGCACTCATGAATCATACAATAGATGAATTATTTAGATTAGTTCAAGAATATCGGCCACAAGAAGTAGGTATTGAAACTACTGGACAGCAGGGCGGTTTTATTAGCTGGATTCAAAATGAAATGGGACAACGTAATAATTATTTTACTTTATCTACAGGAAAAAATAGTAATACAATAGGAATCAGACCTACTAAGGATAAGATGAGTAGATTTCAACAAAATGCTATCCCCTTATTTAAGTCTAAAAAAATTTGGTTCCCAGAAGAATTAAAAGATAGTGAGGAACTTGTAGAGTTGCTTTTTGAGTTATCTTTAGCTACTCTAAGAGGGTTTAAAAGTAAACACGATGACCAAATAGACACAATAACCATGTTAGCAGAATTAAATGCATGGAAACCAAGTGAAGTGGGACCGCTGGAAGAAGATGAAGATGAGTTAGAGAACTCAATCATGTGGGGTGATGATGGTAGTACCAAGAAAGTAGGAGACAGTTCCTACTTTGTTTAATAACTCGCTTCAACTCGTTCTTACCAACGAGTTGGTGCTCCTCCAGGATAGGTAGGGGCTTCCGGTTCCTGCCTATCCACCTTCTTAGAGGATGATATGAAAGTTTCAGAATATATTAATTATCTAGCTACCGGAGAATGCAGTAAACTTGCTATTGCTAGTGTTGGAGACATGTCTGCTAATCCAGATCCAGTTCCAAGTGCAGTGCAAACAATTAATCAAAATAAATTTATTAATTATGTAAATTTATCTAATTTAGCTTTGCATAAACGATTTCATTTACTGGTGAAAACTTATGAAATGGATAATCCATTAGACGGAGAAGAATTTACTTTACCTTCGAATTTTCTTGTTCCTATTCATGCATATTATGCTTCAGATTATGTACAAGTACCTATTAAAGATGATTCGGTAAAATTAGTATCTGATATAGATCAGCATGTGTCTATTCTTATACCTGAACCATTTAAAGCAGTTATTAAAGGCACTGATGCAGAAACTCCTCAACGTACTCAAATCCTTTTAAAATATGCAGCAGCTCCTACAAAAGCTAAAACAACTTATGCGGATTTAAAAATTAATGAAGTATATACAGAAGCATTACTGAATTACTCTGCATATAAAGCACACGGCGCTATTAGTGGAGATATGAAGGACGAAAATAATACTTATTATCTTCGTTATGAAGCCAGTTGCAAACAACTTATTAATTCTGGCATGTGGGGAAATAATGACATTGAAATTAACACTAAATTAGAGGATAACGGATTTGTATAATTAATTTGACATTATAAAATATTCCCGTATTCTATACCTGCAAACATTGCCAATGCTGAGAACAACCTCCCTAAGGAGTTAATAATGGCATACTATGACACGATTAATCTCGTGGCTAATGACACAAAGCCAGAGATCAACTTAACATTAAAAGATAATACTACCGCCGCAAGTGGTCTAACTCTAGATCCTGACGATTCCAGCACCTGGGCTGTTATTGATATTTCAGACCCCACTATTAAAGTAAAATTCCGTGCTTTAGGTACCTCATCTATTTTAGATACAATGACTTGTGTAAAAGTCGGCCCATACACAAATGGAGAGTGTTTTATGCCCTGGAATACAGATACCTTAGCTGTTAGTGCTGGTACATATGAAGGTGAGATTGAACTAGTTTATACCAACGGAGCCATTTTAACTTTATTTGATAGACTGAAATTTAAAGTAAGGGCTGATTTTTAATGATTGCTGCAGATGTTAGTTATATTAATGCTGATGCAGAGGTTGCATTAGAATATGACAGTAAAAATATAGTACTTTCTGGTACAGATGCACCGGCGGGTGAGATAGTCACTGCTCTAGAAAGTGCAGCATTGGCAGTAACTATTAATATTTCTGATCTTGCTTATGCATCTGACTTAAGATGGGATACATATAGTGGTTTACTTAACGGAGCACCATTTAATTTACATGCAATATTAGAGGATAGTTCTTTAGATCCGCCTGTTGACGATGTTACTATTTATATTGGTGGCGCGGCTGCTTAACACAGTTAATGTGAAAACATGGAGTTTAATATGAGTGTACAAGATAGAGTTATTTTAAAGGGGAAATTATCTATTTCTCTTAATGGGAAACTTGTACGAGAAGAGAAAAATCTCGTTGTTACTGCTGGTAAAGAATGGATAGCTGCTAGAATGAAAGATACTTCTACTGTAATGACCCATATGGGTGTTGGTACCGGTACTACTGCAGCAGTTATTGCTAATACTGATTTAGAAACAGTACACGGCGATGGTCGAAAAGCTCTAACTGTTTCTGGTGGTACAGTAGTAGGTCCTGTTATTACATTCGCATGTACTTATGCTGCTACTGTATGCACAGGAGCAATAACGGAGGCAGGTATTTTTACTGCTATTACATCAGGTACTATGTTAGCCCGTACTGTATTTGCTACTGTTAATAAAGGCGCAGCCGATTCTATGACAATCAGTTGGGATGTAACTATTTCTTAGGAGAATACTCGTGGGGATTAAATATTCAAATAATGCAAGTACATCATTACCTTCCGGTATAAATGACTCAGTTACATCAATTACTGTAGCTGACGCATCGTCATTTCCTACTTTAGGAGTTGGTGATTATTGTTACTTGACTTTCGTTAGTGCTACTGAACTTGAAGTTGTTAAGTGTACTGCTATAGTCGGAAATGTTCTTACAGTTATACGCGCGCAGGAAAGCACAGATGCAGAAGCTTTTGTTACTGATGATCGTGTTGAGCTTCGAGTAACGACAGCTATGTTAACTGATGCATTAGCAGAAACTGTAGCTAACGCAGCAGGCAGCGCAGCTGCCGCTGCTACATCAGAAACTAATGCGGCTACTAGTTATGATGATTTCGATGACCGGTGGCTTGGTAGTAAAGCATCGGACCCAACTTTAAATAATGATGGGGATGCTTTAATTGACGGAGCAGCCTACTTCAACACGACTAATAATGTATTGATGGTTTACGATCTTGGTGGAACAACCTGGAAACGAACTACTCCTACAACCGGATCACAAACAAATATTGATTTGCTATCTGCTGCTGATGTTATTACTGATATGTCGATATTAGGTACTACTGATGCTGTTGCTGACATGGCAATATTAGGTACAGCAGATGTTGTAACAGACATGAACGTATTAGCTACTGCTGATGTAGTAACCGACATGAATACTCTCGGTACAGCGGACGTAGTAAA